ATTTGACCTGCCGATCTTGCACAATAAGATTTACGTCTTTTCGCAGCTTTACTTCCAGGCTTGACTTTCCCTGTAACAGCAGTTGATAATTTACTTCCAGGATTTGCTCTTCTATAAGCAGCAACTCCTTTCTTAGTCAAGCCAGCCCCACTTTTTGTGGGTCTTTTATGCCCAGACTTAATGGACATTTTAGGTTCTTTAGCCATTTCCTACTCCTATGCGAAGAAGAAACTCATCATATCTGTAGTTCCTATTGTGTAGACAACATAAGCCCCACTTTCAAACAAAACACCATTTTGTGGGATAGTATTATCTATAGTTGTATTATCTGTACCAATAGTTCTAGCTTTAAATAAAGCTGAGCCACCACCATTAGGCTCACCATCAACAAATTGGATAACTCCTGCTGTTCCACCAGAAACAATAGAATAACCTTTAAGACGTGTTCTGCCTCCAAAAATTATATCTGCTGCTGATCCTGTTGTTCCAGCTATTACTGTTCCAGCTGGATCGCCTACAGCAGTGATACTAACTATTGTTTTAAAGTATTTAGAACCTGTTGCTGCTCCTGTATCTGCTCCTGTGATATTTTCAGTTAAAGAAGCACCATCAAGATCAGTACCTACAACATTAAAAGATATACCACTATCATCGCCACCAGATGTAATAACAACGGTTCTTGCCGAACCAAGAGTTACTGCACCTCCATCGGCTAAAGCTCCACCTAAAACCAGAGCAGCATTATTAGCGACTTGTGCTGATGCTGAAAAGCCATTCGGATCGGCTGCAACCTCATCACTTATAAAGGTTACTTTTACGTCTGAACTTGCTCCTGCCATATTAATCTCCTTATAAAAGGTGGGGTATAAGCCCCACCAAATTGATTACTCTATATTGAGCATTATGACACTGTTATCGGCTGTTCCATTCACAACCATAACATTTCCAACATCATTCAAGATACTGTCTGTTGCTACAGGTTCTACTCCTCCAGCAGTTGAATCTGAACGACATACTTTGTGTCCTAGAACTATTGTTCCGACTGTTAAGACAGATGCTGGTCCAGTGGTTTGAGCCCAGAAATATCTATCGTCGGCAACAGCTATAGGAGTAGCACCAATGATACCACCTGTTTCTGCAGTAGGAGCAGTAACTACATCAATATAAGAAGATTGAATTAAATCAATCTTAGAGCTGGTAGTTAAAGCAACGACTACATAATCATACAGAGTAATAACACAAGTAGCAGAAGAGTCGGCAGCAGGATGACTTTTAATTCTGAGTAACTGACCTTGTCCTGCGACATCATTAACATGTAGGTAACCTTCTGCATATTGATTAAGAGTCGCTGCTGTACTTCCTAAAGTAACGGTGACTGTAGTTGCTCCTGCTGAGGCTGCTGCTGTAGCTATATCTCTATGATTAGCGACGGCTGCTGCTTGTTGAATCAATACTCCTGCTGCGATAGCTGCACCAGAAAAAGCATATCTAAATGTTTTATCTCCATAAACAAGTTTAGTTCCTAAAGGAAATAATTGACTTGCACTTACAGTGAAAGGGTCTGCTGTTATGCCGAGAGAACCGTTTTTACCAAAAATGACATCAGTTGGTCCATGAGTAGCATCGGCTGTATATTTAAGCTGACTACCAGCATTTACTAAAAGTTGATCAGATAATGTAGTTGCTCCTGTCACACCAAGCGTTCCACCTATTGATGTATTACCTGTTGAAGAAGAAATTGAAGTATGTGTTGTTTCTATACCTGTTGAGTCAGCTGTAGAAATAACGGATAAACCACCCTCAGCTCGGACGGTTCCTTTGAAAGTTGTATTAGCCATGTATATCTCCTATCTTGGCTTAGTCAATCACACCATTGTGATTGTTAGGGATAAAATCAGTATTACATAAAAAAAGGCGACACGCAAGTGTCGCCTTTGATATTAAATTTATTTAGTTTAAACTCCAGGAGAGCCAAACACACATCTTGGGTCTGAAACACCGAAGCTATATCTTTCACGAGCTTTATATCTCACGTTTCCTGTATCGAAGTCACCTTCCATACTTGTTGCGATTCCTGCTCTTTCAAAATGTTTAAAACCATTAGGAGCATCTGTCTTAATGAAAAACGCATCAGTATCTGTTAAGAAATGGTTAATAACATAGCCTTGAGGTAACATTCCCATGTTACTTATAGCATTTATGTCATTATCTGCTGTTCCAGGACGCATTGTAGACTTCATTAACCTTTCAGCAACAAACTGTAGTGCTGGTGGGATAATCATCTTTTGTCCTTTAAGAGCAATTTTTAACCCTCTCTCGTCAATAAAAGCTGCGATATCAATTAATGCTTGTTCTAAAGAAGTTTCATTTAAATCAGCTGAGTTAGTCAATTCATTTTTGAATGTACCTCCTGCTGCTGTTGGATGGTCTGTAGCACAAAGCTCTTTTCCATCACCAAATGTAAAACCACTATCAAACGCATTGTTTAATACAGAAGCTGCTTTCACTTGCTTAGTATTAGACATGGAACGAGCCAACGCACGAGTGTAACGAGAACTAAGTTTGTCATAGAGATTATCTTCTACGGCTTCTTCAGTAATCGCGAACGCAAGTGCGATTGTTTCATGTGTATACCTTGCTGTGAAGGACTCATTAGCAGTGTCAAACGATACAGCAGCACCTTCTGCTTTTTCTGGTGCTGTTCCAAAGCCTGACAACATTACCTCTTCTTCAAACGCTCTGTCTGAAGATTCAGTATCGTAAATTTCGGCATGCTCATTATCATACCTATCATACTCCAAACCAAATAGAGCGTTTAATCCAGGCTCTAATTCTTTAAGGAGTTGGGATCTTGCAATAGCCATATCAATATCTCCTTATAGACCAGTGGTTGCAGAATGAAATGGAAGATTTAACTTCACCAAGAAGCGAACCCCTGCTGATGCTACATCAATATCATTGAAACTGTCTTTTAGTCCAACAACTCTGAAGTTATCAGTGTTCGTAGTTGCTCCTGCTGATGCCACAGATAATTCTCCAGTAGAAATATTACTATTTCCAGTAGTAGAACCAAANCCNGCACCTTCAGCATTGGNGTGAACAAGTGCCTGAGCAGTTGCCACATTAGTTAAAGTTGCATCTCCTTGTATTTCAAAAACCTGATTGGGATTATCATACACAAACACNGTTGCTTCTGTACTTGCTTTTAAAAGAGATGTTCCGGGATAAAAGTTATCGAATTTTGGTTTACCTGAAAGATCAATATATTCACATCCAGCCATAACACCTAAGATTGCTACACTTCCACCATCAGCAGCACTAACGTCTACAAGTCCATTAGTCAACGGGATTACCATGTCACCTTGATAGATGGCAGAGGATGATCCAGCAGTTGCACTAACTTGAACCTTGTATGCAGTTAACCCATTTGAGTTTGGTGCAGAACCTAAGAGATTATATGGACGTAAACCAAAAGGGGCATCTATATTACTTGCCATTTTTTAGTTTCCTTCTCTAAAAGTTTACTCGGCAGAACCTTTGTTACCACCGAAAGTTACACGACTTTGCCTTTCTGGTTTCAGAATAGGCATACTAGGGTGTTGTTCCCTCATCATATCGTTATCCACAGCTTTCATTTGATCTCTAGTCATATTTTTAAAATATTCCTGTCGTTCAGCTTTGGATTCTNTGGGGAATCTAGCGAGTATTAAGCCTCCCACTCCTATAACACCAGCATGTTTTCCATCCTGGACTGTTGGAGCTTCAAAATCGGGGTACTCGTCTGCACGAACTAATTCAAAGCCTTCGCGAAGCCTTGCAGAAAGGTTCTTCTTATCATCAAATCCCATGATTGACTCACGGATCCAGCGATGAGTATAGCCTTCTGGAGCTGGGGGAGCATCTAAAGTAGATGGTGGTGTCCACGGTTTTCTTCGTGTTTGTTTTTCACGAGTCATTGTGGTGCGTGAAGTGCGATCTGTCATAATGATCTATCCTTTACGAGTTTCTAGCATAGCAAGTTGCTCTGCGTATTTTTCTAATGGTACACCAAGTCTCTTGGCGATTGCAACCTCTGATTTGTTTAATTTGACAGTTTTCTTTGTAACTCTGCCAGAACCACGAGTAGTAGAAGCCACTACAGGACCTCTAGGTTGGTTGACCACTCGGGGTTGTTCTTCCTCTTTGTACTTGTGAGGAAAATCTCTTTTCATTCTAGAATCTAGTTCTTCATAATAATCATCTGAAGTTGGGTCAAACCCTTCTGATTCAACTAATGCCTTATGATGACTAAATGCTGTTAAAGTCATAGGTTCATCCGAACCAAACCATGAATTTTTGGAAGCCCATGCTGATGCTTTCGGATCTGGAGCTGGTTTTGGTGGTGGGACGGCTGCTGAAGGAGGAGTTTCAGCAACCGTATCCGTTTTCGCTTCTGTTTCTTGAGCTTTTTTAATATAACTTAGCTTAACATTCTCACTAGCTAAATTAGCAAGTTCCGTTTGAGCTTGCACTTGAGCTTCAGTGTCTCCACGATCTATAGCATCTCTTAATTTACTTTGCAAAGTATCTTGTGTTGCTTTTATTCTGCCTTCAAATTCAGAAACATATTGAGTATCGGCTGTAGTTGCCTTTTTAGCTTGTTCTTCAACTTGAGCTTTTAAAGCTTCAGCATATTTGATTGCTGCCTGTTCTCTTCTTTCTGTTTCACGCATTTTAGCAGTTAAATTGTCTATTCTGCGTTGAACTTTTTTACTGTAACCCTCTAATTCTTCTTCAGAAGACTCTTTTGCACTTTCTTCTTGTACAACAGGAGTTCCTTCTTCAGTGGCAACTTGTGCTTGTTTACTTTCAGGTAACTGTACTTCTACTTCTTCTAAATCTAATTCTTGTTGTGCTTCTGCCATTGTTTTTCCCCTTATAAATGTAAAATGTCTGCAGGATCGTTAATTCTAGCTAAGATTTCGTCATCATTCAGCAATCTGACTTCGCCTCCATCTATTCTAAAACGACTTCCTGCGTATCTTCCAAAGATAACCCAGTCTTGTTCCTTACACCATGCTCCACTTTCTCCGAATTTTTCGGTATCTTTGTAAGCAAGAGGACCAACTTTCAAAACTAAGGCACAAACAGTAGCTAAAGCTTCTCTTTCTACTGCTGCATCAGGGATAAAAACACCACCTTCAGTTTTTCCTTTACCTTTATAGGGAAGAACAAGTATTCTCCACCCTGTAGGCTCTGGTAATTTTTCTAATATTGGTGTTTCTTGAGATTTTTCTTGTTTTTGTTGCGATTTTTTCGCAAATCGTTGAGGTAGTATTAAAGATTTACTCATTTTGTGTTTCTACTCTTTCTAGCAGGGTCGTTAATTCCTGTCGAACGTAATTTAACTCATGCAATTTAGCTCTAAGTTTTTCAAACTCTTGAAAATCTTTCACAGCACCATAACATAAGATCTCGTGCAAGCTTTCCTCGCGTTCTTTCATCACTTTAAGCAATTTTTGGCAAATGTAAAGGTCATCCATGAAATTTTATCCTCTTTTTTGTCTTTTTCTTAAACTATGTACATGTTTATAGTAAAAATAGTTGCCTATTCTATTAAAAAACTTAGATAAGGTCAGCCAATACCACATCATTTTACTAAGCCTTTTTGTTTCTCATATGTTCTTAATCCACCTAATCCTAACATTCCCATCAACACCGTCATTAAACTACCCATGTCAAAAGTAGGTAATTCTGGTATTTGAACGGATAGATAGGCACACACAAATATAGTCACAGGGGCTAGGACAAAATGCCAACATAAAGCAACACCACAAGTCCAGCCAATAAATGGTCTCCATCCACTTACAAAGATAGATTTGTGTTGTGCTTCTACTTTGTTTATAGCTAGTTGCCCTTTTGCTAATTCTTGTGCATGATTCTCTGCCATTGTAGCCACTTGATGAGCCAATTCGTTTTTCTTGTCTTTATCTTCTATGAACTTACCAAGAAGATTTGAAACAGGTCCTATGAGTGCAGTTAACATTACTTACCTACTTTCTTCATTGCTTTTGTATGTGCTTTAGAAAAACTTTTTCCTTTTTTCATATCTTTTTTCATCACTTTCATATGTTTTTCTGTGTGATGCTTTGAATGTTTTTTCAAAGTTTCTCTTTGTTTTTTACTTATCTTTATCATTTTATTAGTACCTCATTTAATCCAAAGCCTTCTAGTAAAACTAAAGTAAAGAATAATAACAAAATGCCTCCTGCTATTAGTTTACCACTAAAGTTTGTTGATCCTATCTTTATGGCTACAAACTCGTTGCCTAGTATCCTAAGTGATAGTTCAAAAGAATTATTACTTAAATCTAAATTTATTAACTTCTTTTTATTTCCACTTGTATCTTCCACTGTAATTCTCCCCTTTTAATCTTCCTACAGAAAGTTTTTTACATTTGTATTGAGTGGGTTTCCACAAAGGGTAGGCTCTGTAAACTTGCCGACTAATAGCCAAAGCTCTTTGTTTACAATCAAACTCTGTTTCATATGGACCATATTGATCTTCCAGTACTTGACAGTNGTTAGGNATTCCTATCACACAAATTGTTACAAGAGCTTTAAACATATCATCTTACAAGTAACCCTATAAGCATCACTATTGCAGTACCCGACGTAGCAATCATCAAATGCTCCATACGTTTAATCCGTAAAATACTTTCTTTCCATCGCTCGTCAGAAACAGCAATGTGCTTTTCTAAAGTAACATGTATTTCTTGCAGAGTTGGTTTAGGCATCTACTTCACACCTCTGAATTTTAACCCTTGCATAGATTTACGACCACCCCGAGAAACTTCGCCACCTTTATTCATCTTCATAGGTTTGTTGTAAACCATACCACCACCCATAAATTTTTGAGTAGCCATTTTATTGGTAGGACTTACATAGCCACCCATATTGTAACCATTTTGAGTTTGAAATTTTTCAGCTTCTATCTGTTCTTTTATATCTTGGTAGTTAGGATTACTAGGATCCATGTCTTTTAACATTTGCTCTAGTTCTTCCATTCTTTGATCATTTGCCATTAGTTGTATCTCCTCTATAATATTATTCATAAAAATCATCAGCGTAAAGCTGAGGCAGTGATTGCATAGAAATAGTTGGAAGCTCAGCACCTTTATAAGTATCCATTATTCCCATGTTTGTTGGAGGACCAACAGGTTGTCTACCCTTATCATAAACAGGGGTAGCATCTATTTGTGCTTGAGTTTTTCCACCAAACGGATTATTCATACTGCCTATACCTCTATTTGCTAGACTCAAACCAAGTTGAGCAGCAGTATTCAAATTTAAAGCTGGACCAGCAACAAAAGATAAAGCCCCTAAAGGAGTGTTTTGTCCAGGAACCATCA